AGATGTGTATAAGAGACAGTTACTAAACTTTTGATATATGAAAGGAGGCGGAGTTAAAAACACAAAGGCTAAAGCATTCGAGGCGGTTGCATCCCCCCGCAAGCGCCACAACAGCCGCATGGAAAAAATACTTAAGGTTGACGTACACACCCCCGCCCCGCCCGGGCATTTCGACCAGCGGCAAATTGACAAGTGGAATGACATTGTAAAGAAGTTTGTCGAGGCGGGTATTTGGCAAAGCCTGGACGCTGACGGCTTGCAAACGTATGTGGAGAATTGGTGTATTATGGAAGACTTAATGCAACTGATAAAAGAACAGGGGCCGATAATTTGGATAGAAACACCGCAAGGCAAAAAGCCTATTCGTAACCCCGCCCACATCGCCTACGAAAAAGCCTTTGCGATCTGCAAACCTTTTATGGAGCAATTCGGTATGACCCCGCGCGCGCGGCAGTCGATTATTGTACAACCCAAAAGCGACAAACCGGATCCGCTGGACGGGCTATAAATAGCAGGCTATGAAAATTGTATTTGATATTTGCATCAACTTTACAGGCGACCGCCCCCATGTTTTTATGTCTTTTTACAAAGAACTTGACCTCCCGGCGCTGCCTGTTGTCGGTACGCGGATTATTGACGGCGAAGCATCATTTAGCCTTGATGATGTGGAGTTTTCTTTTAACACTAAAGAATCTTTTTATCGTATTGATGCGTACGAAAAATTTGAATTTAAGAATTTTGGCAAGTCAGGAGTTAGAAGAAAATATGAGGCTTTTGTAAATGCCGGTTGGCAAACATCCGCACACGGGCGCGGGCTATGGCCTATTATCGAGAATGAATGAACGCAGCCGAAAAATATATCAAAAACGTACTTTCGGGCAAGCAGATTGCCGGGCGCTTGGTGCGTTTGGCAGTCGAAAAGCATAAGGCGTTATTTGTAAATGGTGAATGTACATTTGATGCGGAGAGTGCTAACCGCGCTCTCCGTTTTTTTTCATCCTTGCGCCACACCTCCGGCGAATACGGCGGTAAACCGTTTACGCTCCTTCCCTGGCAGGCGTTTTTATTGTGGGTGATCTTTGGATGGAAGCGCAAGGACGGTACACGCCTGTTTACAAAAGTTTACGTAGAGGTGGCGCGTAAAAACGGTAAATCGGAGTTAGCCGGGGCGCTGGGGTTGTACCTGGCATTTTACGATAAAGAGTTTGGCGCGGAAGTTTACAGCGCCGCCAACACTGGCGATCAGGCGGCCATCTGTTGGAGCGCGGGGTCTAAAATGGCCAAAATGCTGCAATCAGAAAGCGAAAAATTCAAAAATGCCGTACGGGTATACGACAGCACTAATAACCGAAACATAACAGGTAGTATGGGCTTTTTTCGTCCTGTTGCTGCTGATTCCCGGACACTTGACGGTTTGAGGCCGCATGGCGCTATTATCGATGAGTACCACGAAGCACCGGATGATAGTGTATTACGCGTAATGGAATCCGGTATGGTCAACCGGCGGCAACCTCTATTGTTTGTGATTACAACAGCGGGCTTTAATGTTAATGGGCCTTGCTATCAGTACCGCAAGACGATAGTCGATATTTTGGAGGGCCGGAAGGATGAGCCAGGTACGTTTGGCCTTATCTACACGCTAGACGAGGGTGACGACTGGAACGATGTAAATGTGTGGTATAAGGCTAACCCATCAGCCCCGCAAACACCCACGCTCGAAGGTTTACGCCGGGAATACTCGAAAGCCAAAGCGGAGGGCGCAAGTGCAGAGGTGAATTTTCGGACGAAGAATTTAAACCAGTGGTTAACGACGAAAACGCGGTGGATAAGTGACGATGTTTGGATGAAAAACGCCGGGCCGCCTGTATTATCAAATGAGCTGCAATGGTGGGCGGGTTTGGACTTAGCCTCTACCCGTGACATAACGGCATTTGTATGCTTTAGCTCTCCTGACGAAAACGGCGTACATCACATAGCGACGTTTTTATTTTGCCCGGAAGAAAACGCGAAAGAGCGGGCGAAGCGCGACGGCGTGCCATATCTGGATTGGGCCAACGATGGTGTTATAGAGTTGACGCCGGGGAACGTAGCCGACCAGGAACACATGAGGGGCCGGATTATCGAGGTATGCAATAGGCTGGGCGTGACGCATGTGCTTTATGATCCCTGGAACGCCTCGCAAATGGCTATTAACTTACAAACCGACGGCATCAACTGCGAGCAATTCCAACAGACAACCCGGCTTTTTAACGAGCCTATAAAGTACATTGAGAAAGCGTCGGCGCTTGGCAATTTTGCGCATGGCGGGCACGCAGCTTTACGCTGGATGGTACAAAACGTAAATTTGTACATCGACGGGAACGGGAACGCAAAAATCAACAAAGGCAAAAGCAATGAAAAGGTTGACGGCGTGGTGGCGCTTGCTATGGCGGTGGGTGGATACCTTAACAACGTCAATCAGCAATCAGTTTATATAACCGAAAACAGAGGCTTGATAACGCTATGAAACCATTACTAATTGTCTTGAAAGTCCGGGAAATTCCGCAATGCCTGGCAAGTTACGACGAGGCGCTTGATATTATAGATCAAGTATGGATATGCGGCTTTAAAGAAATTGAGCTTGAAAGCCTGCTTGTCTTTGACGGCATTGTCGAGGAGGCTAAAGAAAAGGGCTATACACATATTATGATCATCAGCGATGATGCCACGATTACAAACGCCGTTATCCTGGAAGTTTTACGCCTTACCGATCAATACGGGATCGCAACCGGATTTTGTCGCCTCGACTATACAAGCAAATTTGTGAATTTGAGCTATGACCCACTACTCGACCGCCGCCCGCGTGGCCTTGCCGACTATCATTTTTTAAAATACGACAAACTACCCGACGGCGATTTTCAGACCACGTTTGCGGGCTTTGCGCTCACCTGTATGCCGGTCGAGGTCTGGCAGAAATATCCTTTCAAATGCGTATATGACGGCCCGCCGCATAATGGTAGTTGCTCCGACTGGATGATGTGCAAGCGGATGGGCGCGGATGGGCTGAAATTTTGGACTAACAAGGGAACGGAAGTGATACATGAAAAGATACAAGCGTCGACTGTGATAGGGCAAAAATTTTTTATTGGGCCTCAATACCGCGAAATCATATGGAAGAAGAAAAGATAGAAAACGTAAACGTACCTAAACACATTTGGGATACGGTTTGCAGTGTTGACGCGTATTTTGATTATCACCAGTACTTGCGTGAAAACAAATATACATCTAATCATGACGCGTGGGAGGCCTTGGAGCGGGAGCGTGAAAGGTGGGGCTTGCCTATGCGTTTTACCACGTTTGAGAGCTTTAAACGCTCAAGATATAACTGGATTTGCCTTAAAATTGGCAAAAAGTGAAAGATTTTCACCAAAATAGTGATAAAAACGGCCAAAATTTGTCTAAAATATTGACAAGTGGCCGGATTTTGGGGAAATATTGTAAGTTTATTTGTCAAGCCTGAACAACGCAGGGTTAACATCAATAACCCTAACATCCCTCTTACACCAGACAATATTTTTGGCTACGTTGGCGGCACAGCAAAAGCCGGTGTAACCGTCGACGGCGAAAGCGCCCTATCCTTATCCCCTGTTTGGCGCGCCGTTGATGTTCTTTCCTCTACAATTGCCCTTTTCCCTATCGAAGTTATCCGCGAAACCGCCGCCGGGAATCAGACAAAAGCCGCGCGGCATCCGGTACAGTTTTTGCTAGGCGATAGCCCTAACGATGAGGTAAGCGTCTACGATTTTATGCAGTGCCTGGTCGCAAATGCCGTATTAACCGGCAACGGATACGCCTACATCGAGCGCGATCTAAGGCAAGGCCCGGCAAAAGCAATTTACAACCTCGACCCTACCCGCGTCACGCCGTTTTTTGACGGCATGGGCCGCCTGTTTTACCGCATTGATCAGTACCGTGACAGCGTTGCCCCGCGCGATATGATTCACATCAAGGGGTTGACCTGGAATAGTTTTACCGGCATGGACATGATCCGTCACCACAAGGAAAGTTTTGGCTTGGGCATTGCTAACCGGGACTACGGCGCAAATTTCTACAATAACGGCGCGCATCTTTCCGGCGTCCTTCGCCACCCGGGCAAGCTAACAACTGATGCATACAACCGAATAAAAGCCAGTTGGCAGCAGACATACGGAGGTACGAAAAACGCAGGTAGCGCGGCGGTACTGGAAGAGGGTATGGAATTTCAACGCCTCGGGCTTGACCCCGGTACGGCGCAATTTCTGGAAACCGGGCGCAAGACGATAGCCGACGTATCCCGCATCTTTGGCGTGCCTCAATTTTTGTTGGAAGATTTAGACCGGGCAACGTTCAACAACATTGAACAGTTGACTTTGCTTTTTGTACGTCATACAATTCTACCCTGGTGCGAGCGTATCCGCAACGAGTTCAACCGCAAGGTGTTTGCAACATCGGAGCGCGGGCGCTACAAAATCCGCTTTGTACTTTCTTCACTTCTTCAGGGCGACACGCAAAGCCGGGGTGAATATTACAGCAAGTTGTTTAATATCGGCGCTTTGTCGCCTAACGATATTCGCCGCATGGAGGGTCTTAACCCCGTTGAGGGCGGCGATAAATATTTTGTACAGGTTAACATGGGTGACATTACCGAATCCGGCGAAATGCCGGACGGCGAAGATTCCCCCGACGATGACCAAAACACGCAACCTAATGGGAGTGCCGAATAACATAGAGCGCCGGGTACTGCCCGGCCCGTCCTTGCGCAAGATGGACAAGGATGATAAAGACAGTCGCAAGATTGTGGGCTATGCTGCCGTTTTTGCAAGCTCATCTGAAGCGCTTTGGGGTTCTTTTGTCGAGGAGGTTGACGCCCGCGCATTTGATGAGGCGGATATGAGCGACGTTAGAGCGCTATTTAATCACGACGACAACAAGATTTTGGCCCGCACGCCGGACACCCTGACGTTAACTGTTGATGAGCGCGGGTTGCGGTACGAATTTGAGATGCCTAGCACCACGTACGGCAATGACTTACTAGAATCTATGCGCCGGGGCGATATTACCCAAAGCTCGTTTGGCTTTACTGTTGAGGAGGACGAATGGATTGATCGCAGTAAAGACGAGTTGTTGCCAATGCGCCGCATTTTGAAAATTGGCCGTGTTTTTGACGTATCGCCCGTGACTTATCCGGCTTACCCGGAAACGACTAGCGAGGTACGCAGCTTGTTTGAGTCTAAAACGCCGTCAATCCCCGAAAACCTTAACAACGAGAATCGCACACACGATTTAGATAAGCAGTTAGACGCGTATAACGCAATGCTGCTGACCTATAAAAGTCTTGCGCTTGAGGTAAAGCGCGGCTCATTTTCTTAACTCAAACAAATAAAGCAATGACAATTGATGATTTGATCAAAAAGGCAAACGAAGCCTTGTATGTCATGCGCGACCTGGGGAACAGGAAAAAAGCGGAAGGCCGCGACTTTACCCCGGACGAAAACGAACAGTTTGAACGCGCTGACAAAGATTACATGAGGTATTTGGGCCTTATCGAGGAGGAGCGCAAACTTGCCGAGCGCGAGCGCGCTATCGGCGATATGCAGGCCATTGAGGAACGCACGCACAAATTTACCGGCAAAGCGCAGTCGCAAGACGAGGAAGAAACGCCCGATGCTGCACTTGCTTCCCGTGCCTACCAGCGGGCCTTCCTTCGTTACCTGACGCAACCCGTCAACGCGTTGAGCGCGGAAGATCGCTCTATTTTGAGCAAAGGTTTTGCGCAGGCTGAAACGCGCGGTACTGACCCGATAACGACCCCGCGCAGTGGCTTGTATGGCGGTTATGCTATCCCGACGGGATTCAGCAACGAATTGATTGCCACGATGAAGGCGTACAGCGGTATGTTGGAAGCGTCGCGCATCATCACGACCGCCACCGGCGCACCCCTGGAATGGCCTACCCTTGACGACACGAGCGCAGCAGGCAGCCAGCAAACAGAAGCCAACGCAATCACCGTGCAAGACTTCACGCTTGGCCAAAAAATCCATTACGCCTACACAATTGCCGATTTGATCAAAATGTCTTATCAGTGGCTGGAGGATGAAGCGTTGTTGGCCGGTGAACTGCCCCGCATGATCGGCGAACGTTTGGGCCGCAAAGTCAACGACCTGTTGACCGATGGCGACGGCTCCGCAAAGCCTACGGGTATTTTGGCCGCCTCGGGTGGCGCAAGTGTAGGCGAAACCGCCGCTGCTTCCGCTATCAGCCGCGACAACATCATCGACCTTATTCACTCTATCAACCGCGCGTACCGCAGCGGCCCGAACGTGGCTTTTATGATGGCGGATAGCACCCTTGCAGCCCTGAAAAAGCTGACAATCGGCACGTCGGACGACCGCCCGTTGTGGCAGCCTGACATGATCAACGGTACGCCGGGCCGTCTCGAGGGCTTCCCCATCGTCGTAAATGATGACTTCCCGGCCATCGGTGCAGGTAACAAGTCTATTGCCTTTGGCGACTGGTCGCGCTATATTGTGCGTCAGGTGGGTGGCGTTAACGTCATGCGCCTGGATGAGCGCTTTGCGGATGCCCTTAGCGTCGGCTTTGTGGGCTGGTGGAGAATCGACGGCAAACTGATGGATTCCAGCGCAATTAAAGTGATTCAGCACTCTACCTAATCAGGATGAGCAAGCAAGTTACAATGATAAAGAGTTGCGTCGTGATGGCCTGGGGCAAGAGCCACAGCGCGCCAAAAGGCGCAACTCTTATCTTCCCTGACGATGTAGCCGACGGGCTGGTTAGAGGCGGAATGGCTGTTTATTACGCGCCGCCGGTATCCACATACGAAAAAGCGACGGCGAAGATTCAAGATAAACAAACGCGCAAAGGTGGTAAGTAGGCTTGAAAATATAAAATCCTGGGCGGTAACGAGCGGCCCCGCTGTTGAGCCAATCAGCGCATTGGACGCCAAAACGTGGTTAAAAGTCACGTCAAGCGCTGATGATACGCTCATCACGAATTTGATTGTGGCGGCCCGGCAGGAGGTTGAAAGCTACTGCAATATCAAGTTGATAAGCCAAACTGTTGCCGAATACTTTAGCGCCTTCCCCGAAAACCGGGGCGAATTAGTGCTAAGATTTCCTTTGGTAGCCTCTATTTCGAGTGTCGCGTATGTAGATACAGACGGCGCAAACCAAACTTTTGCGAGTTACAACGCTGATTTGTCGAGCCAGCCCGCGCGGTTATGGCCAAACGCGCAAACCGAATGGCCCGGCACAAAAGAACAACTAAAAGCTGTTACGATTACGTATGTATGCGGCTACACCAACGCCGCCGCCGTACCGGATGCAATCAAAACGGCTATGTATTTGATGATAGCCCGGTGGTATGAAAACCGGGAGGATAGCGTAAAGATGTTACCGACCGCCGCAGAAAAATTACTTAACCCGTACCGCGTACAACTGTTTTAAATGGCTGATTTTCTAAAATACGAGAGCTTTAATAAGCCGATTGACAAGGCCAGAAGTCAAATTGGCCCGATGCGGCATCGGCTTAGTTTTCGCACGTATACAGAAAGTCAGGCTAGCGACGGGAGCATGACCCGGACGTGGACAACAGAAACGGAACAGTGGGGCCGCGTGGAATTTACGACGGTAGCGAGCGGCGAAGAATTTGAAGCAGAACAGGTAGTACACCGTATGGCGATTACGGTTGTAGTGCGTTATCGTAACGATATACGACCCAAGCACCGGATTTTGCATGAAGGACTAGAATACGATATTTTAAGCGTACTTCCCGACCCAAAGCGCATGTATCTAACGATAGAGGCGCACCAGGTGGAGAGTATGTGGTCAAGTTTTAGCGGGTAATGGCACGGCGCGTCTTTGGGCAGGAAATAGAGCAGTACGTTAACCTTGATGACTTAAACGGGGTTATCGCAAAACTCAACCAATTAGGCGTTGCCATGACTTTGCAGGAGCGCCGCAAGATTTTACGCCGGGCTGCGGGGCCGGTTCGCCAAAGGGCGATAAACTTAACCAGAATTGGCAGAAAAAAAGTCAAATATCGCTATACAACGCCAAAATTATTTAAAAACAAACGCGCCAGAGATGGTAGCGCAAAGCAATACAGAATCAAGTATTTGCGCGGCAATTTGAAGAAATCTATACAGGTTTTAACTTTTGTACGTGACAAATCAGGCGTTTATATTGGCCCGAAAAGAGGGAGCAAGCTTGGTTTAAAAGAATATGGCGCCACTATACGAACATCGGACGGTTATTACGCCCAAATGATTTATGGTAGCGCCGCGGCTTTTGGCAATCGTGTAACAGATGCAGCATTGCGCTTAGTACAAAGGCAGGTTGTAGCAATCATTGAAGACGGGGTAAGGAAGATTGTAAAAGGCACAAAAGCGAAAACGGGATTATGACAGTACACAATGCGATATATAGCAGGTTAAGCGGGGATAACGCAATAACAGCGCTTGTTTCTACTCGAATTTTTCCAGACATAGCCCCACAAGACCAGATATTGCCTTATGTCGTTTTTCGGGTGATAGATACTATCCCGGCGCAAGTAAAAGACGGCGCAAGTTTAAATAACACCTACAATGTAGAGGTGATGAGCTTTGCAAAAACCTTTGCCAGCGCCCAAAGCATTATTGACGCTTGCGTTGCGCGACTGGACTACTGGCAAGGCACAAGCGGCGGGGTGACGGTAAGGCATTGTAAGGTAGACAGCAAAGGGAATATGCCCTTTGTACCAGAGCAGGAAGTTTTTAGCGCGGTAGCACAAGCCCGCGTATTTACCTATAATACGTAATTTCTAACAAAAACACAACACAATGACTACTGGAATAATTGTAGGGGATTACGCGAGGTTTTACATTGACGATGAGCCTATTGGCTACGCTACCTCGTGTACCCTGGATTTCACCCGCGAAACGCGGCAAACCTTACACAAAGACAACTACACAGGCTCAAGCGGGTGGGCAACGTCTACCCTGGGCACGGCGTCGGGTACGTTTAGCGGCGAAGCGTTTTTTAGCCAAGACGGCTATAATACCGGCACGCACGCTAGCCCCTTTGACCTTTTTACAATGTTTAGTAATGGTACACAAGTTACCGTACAATTCCGTATCCCGCCAACAGTGGATGCGGCAGGTGACAAGTACTGGGAGTTTAACGCCTACATTACCGGACAAAGCATCAGCGCCCCGACGAACGACAACGCAACTATGAGTTTTTCCGGCATCGTGCTGGGCGAGCCTGACGTAATTACGGTTACCTAAGCCTTATACTTTCTTTGCATACACTACGAACGGGCGGGGAACCTGGCTAACAACCCCGCCCACATTTACAACCAAAAACAATATAAAATGCAATACGTAAACGTAGGCGAAAAAAAGCGGGCAATACATATTGGCTCGTATATGCTTAATCAGTTTTGCAAGGCTAACGGGTTAACCTTAGAGCAACTTGGCAAAGACTTTGAAAACAGCGTGGCCAACTCAACCGAGCGGGCTATTTCTTTTTTATACCATGCCTTTGCCGACGGCTGCCGGGTTGAAAAGTCAATCCCGGACTTTGAAGAGGCCGATGTATGGGATTGGATAGACAGCGACCCCGAAATAGTGGGTAAGGTATACGAGGCTTTTGCTAATAGCTTGCCGCAAAAATCGGATGCAAAAAAAAAGTCGGAAGCGAAAAAGCGCTAACCTTTGACGACCTGGAGGGCTTAGCTATCGGGGTTGTCGGGATGAGCTTAACGGACTACATGGATAGCGAGCTACGCACGCTGTTTAATGCAATTGAAAAGTACTTTGAGATAGAAGGACAGCGGCAGCAGCAGGAATGGGAGCGCGTGCGGTGGCTAGGGGCCACGACGGTAAACATTCAGCTAAAGCGCAAAGACCGGGTAAAAGTCACAGAACTATTGCCCCTACCCTGGGATAGTGACGGCGGTAAGCAGGTAGCTAAACCGCTGACATACGACGAACAAAAGGCGCTATTTGAGAAACTCGACAATTACGTAGCACAGAAAAAAGCGGCTAAAAATGGCGATAGGTGATTTGAACGTAAGGATAGGCGCGACAATCAAGGGGTTGCAGCAGGGGTTAAAATCTGCGGAGCGGGAACTGAAAAGTTTTGCCCGCCAGACCAACACACTAGGCAATAACCTGACGCTTGGCTTATCGTTGCCACTAGCCGGAATTGGAGCCGCCGCCGTGCAGGCGTTTGCGCAATTCGAGGGGCTAAAAAACGGGCTGGCCGCTATTGCCGGAAGCGCGGAAGGTGCGGAGGAACAATTAACCCGCCTTCGCAAAATAGCCCTGCAACCGTCCGTAAATCTGGAACAGGCTGTTAAGGCGTCCGTACAACTCCAAACGGTAGGCTTTGAAGCGCAAGAGGCAGAAAACGCCATATCCCAATTTGCAAAGGCTGCTACCCTATCAAATGCCGGCGCCGAAGGTCTTGCCGCTGTGGTAAAACAGATCACGCAAATAAACAGCAAGGGCAAGATCTTACAGGAAGATATAGGTATCATTCTTGAAAATGTCCCTAGCGTGGGTATCGCTTTAAAAGACGCGTTTGGTACTACCAGCGTGGAAGCTATACGCGCATCCGGCATATCCGCCCGCGAATTTACCGACCAACTTATTAAGGCGATTGAGTCTAGCGAAACTTTCCAACGCGCGCAAGGCGGCTTATCTACCCAAATTGAAAACTTTGGCATTGGGATAAAGGAAAGCGGAGTAGCTTTAGGCGAAGCCATTGCCAAAAGCATCAACTTAGGCGCTACCTTAGAAAAGCTATCCGGCTTTGTCAACAAGGTAGTGGAGGGCTTTAAAGCGCTCACCCCTGAACAGCAAAAAGCAATCGTACAAATCGGGCTGTTAGTGTTGGCCATCGGCCCCGCTATAAAGGTTGTGGGCCTGTTGGCTAAAGGTGTTTTAGCGCTCACAAGTCCGCTAAACCTCGTTTTAATTGCCGTCGCCGCGCTGGCAAGTGCTTTTATTTATGCCTACAACACAAACGAGCAATTCCGGGGAGGCGTGCTTGGCACGGTGGCGGCCATAGGCGAAGTGATAGAGATTTTCGGCGAAGCGGCGCAAGCGCTTGCAAACGGATTCAGACAAATTGGCGAAGGCGATTTTTCGGGCGCGGTTAAATCCTTTGGCGACTTTATCAAAAAAGGCAACCCGATTGGTATAGCAATCACAGAGGGCGAACGCCTGGCCGCTGCCTATCGTGACGGCTTTGCAAATGCTGCTAAAGCAGGAAAGCTGCCGACGGTGCAGGATTTTATTAATCAGGCGACGGGCGGTAAAAAGCCCGGTTCCACGCTCAACCTATCCGGCGATAGCGGCAAAGGCGAAAAACAGAAGTTAGATCAAACTTTTTTTGATAGATCAGTAGAAATACCCATCATCCCGACGCTCACCGCCGAAGGCAGCCTAGACGGTGTGGCGCGTGTTACGGAGGCACTAAGAACCGAATTTGCCAAGATACCGCCGGAAATCCTCGCTAGTGATCAATCACTACAAGGCTTTTTAGCCCGCGTTAATGAGGGGCTTGTACCTGCTTTAGCCTCGACAGTGGAGGCTGTAGCGCCTACCAATGAGGTGATGCGGCAATTGCAGGAACAGTTTGAACTAATAGACCAAAAGGCCCTAATTTTCGGGGAAACAACAACCGCTGTTAATGAAAAATTAAGTCTTTTACGGGAGGCTATTAACGTAGCTATCGAAAGCGGAAATACAATACTTGTTGAAGAATTAACAGCACAATACGCTGAATTAGAAGCGCAAGTATCTCGCGTAACGGATGAGCTTTTCAAAATGCTTGGGACAGGCAAAAAGCTAACTCAATTATCTGTAATTGGTGATGTCATTAATCAGGTAGGTATTGTAACTGTTAAATTGGCGCAAGACGGCGAACGCTCATTTGCGCGCTATGGAAAAGCTGCGTTGTATGCCGCTGCTGATGTGGTAAAAGCTGCTATTATTGCATCAATTGCAAAATGGGCCGAAAAAGCGTTTCAGGATTTTGGCTATTTAGGTGCTATTGTAGCGGCGGCGGGCGCGGTGGCTGTTAATGCAATTTTTAACGGGCTTATTGGTTCCGCGCAAGTTCCGGCATTTGCACAAGGCGGCGTAGTCACCGGCCCGACCTACGGCCTTGTTGGCGAAGCCGGGCCGGAAGCTATTATACCCCTTCGGAAACTCCCTGACATAATCGGAAGCGCTAACATGGAGCTATCCGCCCGCGTATCCGGCGATGACCTGTATTTGATCATGCAGCGCGCTAGCGCTCGTAAAACCCGAATAGGATAATGGCAACCCGGCTCGAAGGCACATATTTAACAGGCGCTAAAAACGCCGCAGGGGATCACGACGAGTATACCGTTATCATCGATCACGACGGGTACGTTGGAGCGGTGGGAACGATGGGGATTGAAAACATCCGCTTTGATTGGGAGGGTGAAGGTAAAAGCAGGATACATCCTATTTTAACATCGACTTGTGTACTCAACATTATTATAGATTCAACCGTCTTTGCATTTCTCAATGCGCTGGTGGCTGCCGGGGAAGAAACTTTCAAAATCAAGATCGAAAAAAACGGGGCTTTGTACTGGATGGGTTACATCCTTAGCGACTTGGTGACACAAGAGAACAAGCCTTACGGCTCGCTGCCTATTCTCGAGGTACGGGCTGTTGATGGCATCGGGCGTTTGCAAGGGAAAGACTATGTACCGGCGTTTGAAGGCAAAAATACATGGAAAACACACATACGTAAGTTAATAGACGAAATTGGGTTGCTTGATTTTGGATATGCAAACGATACGGACGTTGTATTTGAATATGTATTTTTTTGGGAGGAAGAAAACACGACCGTATCGCTGACAGCTGATGATATATTTGCCTATTATCGGCTTGATACACGTATCTACAAATTTATAGACAGCAAAGGAGAGGTTAAGCGATCAAGTTGCTACGACGTGCTAAAAGACTTTTGCACGACGCTGAATTGTCGCTTTATGTGGTCGGAAGGCCGCTACACCTTTGTACAAATCAACGAATACCGCTACCGCTCCGGCGCTCCGACGTCGGCGTATTATCATACCTATCAAAAGGACGGCACGCATGCGATTGCAAGCGATAGCCAAATGGCGACGTGGACAAACGACAGCCAAACAGACAATCAGTGGATAGCGGGTACATCGGATTTGGTGCTACTTTCCGGCTCGCTTTACAAATGGTTTGCGCCGCTTAACCTGGTAGAAATCTATTACAAGCACTACGATGTTTTGAATTTAACGCCGGATTGGGCTTGGAATCAGGATTACACAAGTGGCGAAACATATAGCGAGATAGATTTTGTGGGCGGTACGGCACGCCTCCGAGTGAGGGGCTTGCTTAATTACCGGCTTGACTATACCTCAAGTTTTGATTACACCCATTTGCGCTTTGCGGTGCGTATTCAGGTGGGAACGTATTATTTACGCCGTACGGCTACCTTTTCACCCACAGCGGGGGGCTTTTCTTTCGGGCAAATCGAGTGGACGACAACCCCGAGCGAATACGAGTTTTACCCGCAAATGGTTATTGCGGACAATCAGCTATACACGTTTCAATTTGACATTGTTACGCCGTTCCTACCTGAAAGCGGCGATTTGACCATGTTTGTAACGCTGGACGATGTGCGGTATTGGAGCGGCACAATACCTAATACTTTGCACTATACCGACTACTGGAGCTTTTTTAACACCCAGGTTGAGGTATTGGTGGGCGGCACAATTGAAGACAACTACCAAACTAAAAAATACAGCATCCAAAACCCGACGACTACCAACAGCGAAAAGTTGGAAGTTAACGTGTTATTTGGCACTGGCCCGACGGCGGGCGCTTTAGGCGCGGTCGAGGTATGGGATGGGCTTGCATGGGCATTAGGCGAACAGTGGCGAATGGGGCAAAGCGGTACATACAGGGATTTGGGGCAGTTACTAGGCGAAGAAATCATGGGCGCGCAAAAGACGCCCGTCAAACGCTTTTTAGCAACATTGCAAGGGCAATATGAAGCGCACCACAGGTACAAACATATCACGCTAACCGGGGATGAGTACTATATATTTTTAGGCGGCTCTTTTGACCTTCGCACGCACGATTGGCAGGGTGAATGGTTTTTGATCAGCCGGGATACGTCCGGCCTTGTACCTAACATTGGCATCATCCGTGATCACGCAGGCCCACCCCCTGTTTCTCCGCCTATTGTGCCTCCCGGCGCTCCCGGCATTCCCGGCGGCACTAATGACACCGGATTTTTTGCGCCGGACGTGGCGGGCACAACGACAACGGCGATCATCAACGAGGGCGACACGGTAACGACTATCAATATCAATGCCCCAGCTGGCGATCTTTGGAGCAGTGGCGATACGGTTATTGTGATGTCACCTGACGGCAGCGTACAGGCGTTTGAGTTGGCAGCGGACATAGACGCGGGCGATACGTCTATAAGCGTTACAAGCACAACAGCAACGGCGGACTTCCCGGCGGGGTCGTGGATTGTAACCGACCCTGTTACTATGTACCAGTTGGCGCTTGCTTGCCGTTGTACGTGGTTACGTGAGGTGTTTCACCCGGACGCCGGACAATTTACAGTAAAGATTACGATCAATAGCGCGACGTTTCCAAGTAATACCGATTCGCTTTTTGTTTTCCGCAACGGTATGTATCAAACATACGGAGTAACATACGATTACTATTTATCCGGTGCGGACGTGGTGTTTAATATGGCTTTTGACGCCGGGGAACGCATAGTTGTAAAATTTATGATATGAAAGCAATGATTCGTTTTTCCATATTATTGTTTTTGGTTTCGGGGTTGCAGGCGGCGACGGCGCAAACGCCTACCCGCTTGCGCCTCAAACAACTGGAGCTTGCGCCGGACACGGCTTATGTGATCTACTCTAAAGACGACGGCACGGCGATTTGGAAAGCGTTTAGCTCTGTATTGAGTGCGGGCGGCGGAGTCACCGGCCCCCTCACCGCCGGGCGCATCCCCCGCGCGACGGGCACGTACACATTATCCGACGGCGTGTTGCGCGACGACGGCACGCTACTAGCGCTCGGCGGCGCGACTGTTAGCGGTTATAGCTTTTACGATTACTCAACCGGCGGATGGAGGTTGGCGACGGGCACGACGGCGCAGAGGCCGACGAACGTGGCGGGGGTGAAAAGGTATAATACAAGTCTGGGATATTCGGAGACGGCGAACGGTAGCGCGTGGTTGCAATCGGATTTTCCGGTTGGCACGGCTAACTACACGTTGCGGTATAGTAGTGATTCCGCGAGATGGGTTGCGAATGACAACATTTGGAATAATGGGTTAAATATTCGATTAGGAGGAACTGCGACGAACAGTTATGTGGGTGTTGGAGTTGTGCCTACCGGCACAAATGCAATAATGCATATTCGAGGCCCTAGTAATCAAGGGGTGAACAGATCGCGGCTTTTAATCGGCAACTCAACCGCCCCGCCGTTGCATCAAACCGGGAACGATCAAATTTGTGCATCTTTGACGGTTTATGCGGATTGGGAGGCCGACACTAAAGCGCCGCCGGTATTTCCAGGAGGCGGCCAAACTGGCATTTATGCGGCGGCGGCGCAATGGACACAGGCAAGCTCGCAGGCGATTTTAGGATATAATAGCATAAATACATCTTCGTTTACCTTTAATCAGTTTTCGCAAGGGTGGGCCGGTTATTTCCTAAACAGGAATTCAGGTTCTACGGGAAAGATTACAGATGGGTTGGATTCCTCAAACCGGCGCGATTGGTATTTTTACGGCGTACAGGGCATTAGCAGTCAGTCAGGGGTAACGGTTACAGCAAATAATTTAGGTATATCGCCTAATACGTACACGTGGGGTGGTAAGTTCGATGCGTCAGCGCCTGCAAATGCGGCTGACGCAGGAGCGAACAATAGTTCCTGGGGGGTACAGGCTTCAAATTCAGGGGGTAAGGCAGGGTATGGCATACAGGCGTCTAGCTCAAGCGCAACAACAAATTTCGGGGGGCATTTTGCAAGCAGCGGAGGCACTTACAATTGGGGTGTTTATTCAAGTGCGGGGTTAAATGGTTTCGCTGGAAACATGCTAATAAATTCAGCTATCGCCCCCACGTCAACCCCCGCGCAAACGCTACACGTCCAGGGAACCGCCCGCATCACCGGCAGCGACGGCACGGCGACAAAAGTAATGGGAGTGGATGCAGACGGCGACGTTAGTACGAATACCCCCGGCTTCGGCCTTGCGTATACCGGCGGCGTGCTGCAAGTTGACACCACGCAAATAGCGACGCAAAGCGACCTGGCTAGCGTTTCCGTTACGACGCTTTACACCGGCGACGGCACAATAGCAACCGACAGGACGGTTACGATAGACGATAATTACGCGCTTATAACTTCAGGTAGCCCCGGCGTTTTGTCTTTTACAGGAACGTCCGGCTATGTATCCTCTTTGTCGGCATACGGCTATGCCTACGAAATAGCGGATACGGCTTTTTATATTACAAATGCAACTGTAAAACAGCCGGGCAGCGGCTCAACTATTTGGTATATACAGGCAGGGCGGCAAGATACAACAGCTTTTGCGCTGGCAGAGGTTAACGGAGATGGCGGTGTTACGTTAGGCTCTATAAAAACAGCCGGAGAATCGAGCATAATTCTAGACGGGCAGTCTATTACGCATACAGCCGACTTGTCGCATATAATGAAGATCGGAGCGACAACAATACACGCAACAACATCAACCGGCCTCGGCATCAACGACACCTCCCCCGAAAAATCGCTTGACGTAGGCGGCATGGGGAAATTTCGTCAGCTAAGCGGGCAAGATAACTCGGTTACGATAGGCACAAACGCCAACATGGGCACGGGGCGAAGCGCAAGTATAACGGATTCACAAAGCTCTGATGTTGCCGGGCGCTTTTCTTTTACGACAGGCACGGGTTTAACGGCGGGGGAATGGGTAACGCTAACGTGGGCGACGGCCTTCGATAATCCCCCGGCGGTGCAGCTATTCCCGGAAGACGCCGACGGCGCAAGTTTGGCAGGACTGATCTACGTTGTACCGACGACGACGGGGGTAAGCATCGGAGTTAACACAAATAG